CGCCCCTTTCGGGGCGCCTCGGCCTTTTGGCGAAACCTTAAAACTTTCGTTTCTTAGGTTGAGGTGTAAGACGTCAATCCACCAGGAATATCAGCACCACTTGAGGGCCCAATGTATTACAGTAATAAACCTGTTTCGGCCTACTTCTACCGTGAGAGGCAAACGTTTACCGACCTTGATCCTACTGTCCAGAAGTATTTTGAAAATTGGACGGCTTCGCCGGACAAATTCAATTCTCGTTCTGGTGGTAGCTCTAAGGATTGGAAACGTGCTATCGCACAGCGGATTTCGGCTTCAACGGGCTACTCTGTTGAGCATTGGGAAGTCGAGAAGGAACCCGGATATTGTATATTCGACTATACCTATAAGGTCACTGGTCGAACGTATTACAACCGGATCCTTCAAGATCTGACCGGTTTTACTAACTGGCCGCCCTTCTATGCTGGTGATATATCTGATATTGATGATCAAGCACGTACGCAGTTTTTGTCACGCTGCTTTAGAGCACAGCACACCTTTCAAGGTGGCGTGTTCTTGGGCGAGTTGCGTGAGGCTGTGCACATGATTCGTCATCCGCTAGATTCTCTGGTAGGTGGCATGCAACAGTACCTTAACGCCTTGCGAAGACGCAAGCGTAAAGGGATAGGGCATGGCCGCCGACTCCAGAAGATGATAGCTGATACTTGGCTCGAGTACGTGTTTGGCTGGGGCCCTTTACTGAGTGACATTGATTCCGGAGCGCAAGCTCTGGCCAATGCTACGACGTATCGGGCACCGACTAAGCACGTTATTGGTTCTGCAAAGAAGTCTGAGGTTGTGCATGGCACCTATTCCGACGTTATTTCTCCCGACAATCAGTACTATTTTGTGAGCTATAAGCCCATAACTAAGACTGAAGTCGAGGTTAAATATATCGGTGGTGTCTACGCAAAAGCAGGCGGGGACGGAATTTCCTCTAATCTAGCCGATTTCGGCGTTGATATGCGGTCATTCTTACCCACATTATGGGAGTTGATCCCATACTCGTTCCTCGTGGACTACATTAGTAATGTAGGCCAGTTCGTTGAAGGTCTAAGCTTCATGACGTCTGATCTTATCTATGTCACACGAACCCTTAAGTCGACCACCGAACGGTGGGCGTCAGGGTTCCAGACACAGAATAATATTCAGCATGATGATAGCTTTTTGATCCGAAACGAACTATTCGTTCCTGGCAGCTCGCGAATGGCGGGCAGTCTCTATCAACGGAATGATGTTCTTTCCAGTATTGGATTGCCATCTTTGGCTTTCACTCTGGAGAATCTCAATTTCCGTCGGGGTGCTAATATTAGCGCCCTTGGAGCTGCAGCAGCCGCTACTTCGCGTCATTTAAACAGTTGATCTAGAGGTCCTATGACCATTCCAGTCACTTCCCCCGTTACAGGGGGTGCTCAAACAGGATTTACCTCGCCAACATACACGTTGGTGGCGGATAAATCTATCGACGTTAACTCGACTCAGTATGCTGTTACCGCATTAGGCGGTACGCAAACCGGGGTTCGTGCTAGCGCCGTGTCTGACCCGTTTACTATTGCGGTGTCGAAGCCGAAGAACCCTCGGGCTCTTCCGTCTCCGAACCCAATTACGGGAAAGTACGGGGATGTACCGTTCAATCGGACGTCCATTGTTGTTCGCAAAGGCATGAACTTTGCAGCTAATAATGCGCCTCTCATCGGCTACGTGCGCGTCTATATAGACGTTCCCGCAGGCGCTGATGCGTATGACGCTGCAAATGTTCGTGCTGCTATCTCCCTCGCCATCGGTGAGCTTTCTGCTCAGTCGGCTGGCGTCGGTGACTCCGCTTGTACGGGAGTCATTTAGTATCTTTATTAACCCCTTTGGGGTAGGAGTTTCTAATGATTACCGTTACCAGTTGGAAGGAATACACAACTCACTTGATCGCGCGTGGTTTCTACCTAACTTTGGCTGCCGAAAGGCGTACCGAAGCTCAGTGGAAACACGCGGAGCGACTAGCAGGGTTATGTGTTTCAGGAGAGGGTCCTCTCCATACCACGCTCGATTTTACGAACGGCAAGAGCCGTTTGCCTATCGAATATGATATGGAGCTGACTTACGTCGGTGAGACTTGCAAGCTAGACCTTCACGTGTGCCGTCGACTTTTGTGGTCGTTAGCGCACTTTGGTCAGATGCTTGCAGGGCTTCCCGAAGGCGAGTCATATGAATACTATGTTGAACCAGATTCGGACGACCGACAGCTTTGTATTGCTGCCTCCGTCCTTTTCAAAGTTCAGTAGTACCTCTCTGATTGCGAACTTGAGGAGACGTTAGTGGACTTAAATCCCAATGCTCTTTATCAATGCCTGCTTTCAGACTTGAAAGATCAGCTTGGTTCTGTCTTTTCCCTTTGTGGGAAAGATATCTACCCTGTTGGTCTTTCTGTTCGCGAGTACGCTGGTCTTAGTCTCAGCAATAGTCTGCTCAAAAAGTTTTGTGAGCGGGCTACGCCTGACGCGGATCAGAAAGCTCTCGAAAAGTTCGAAGAGAGTAACTATCGTTGCGCTCTATGGACTTTACAACCAAACACCTCCCTTGACGAGGTTCTCCTCGGCTGTGTTAAACACATGGCCTGGGAGTTCTTTAATCCGGGGGGGTACCCTTTGGACCTTGGACCGATTTCACTGCATTCCTGTGGTGACGTTGGTCCCGGGGCCTCGGTAGGTGCGGTAGCTCAGGACTTCTATACGAAGCTCTTTGCTAGTCCGTTAAGTTGTACTAGTTTGAAATTGTACAATATGTACAATACGATGGTATCAAGGATCCCGGCGTGGAGCGCTGCTGAAAAACAGCGATTCTCTACGTTTGGAGGCCCCACCATCGTGCCAGGTAATCGTCTTAGCTTCGTTCCAAAAACGACCAAAGTATCCCGTACCATCTGTGTTGAACCCACACTAAATATGTGGTATCAACTAGGGTGTTACAATGTCTTGTCCCGTAGGCTTCGGAATCGATTCGGTATCGATCTTCGGAACCAGCAGGATAAGAATAGGGTACTAGCTTGTCGAGGTTCTATATCTGGTGCCTTTGGCACCATCGATTTGGAGTCCGCTTCGGACACCATCTCGACGTCCATGTTAAAGTGGCTGTTACCTGCTACGATCTTTCGAGACCTTAGCTTGTATCGATCACCTAACGTGGCATATTCTACCTCTGACTCGCGCGCGCTTTGGATGTTTAGCAGCATGGGGAATGGTTTTACCTTTCCTTTGCAGACTGTCATCTTTAGTTGCGTGGTTTGTGCTGTATACTGGTATCTAGGGATTAAACCCTTGAAGCCTTCTACAGGGTTTGGAAATTACGGGGTCTTTGGGGACGACATCATATGTGTAGCTGAAAGCTACTCACTTGTTGTCCATCTCCTTGGCCTCCTTGGTTTCCGAGTTAACCAACACAAGTCCTTTAACAATGGACCGTTCAGAGAGTCATGTGGCGCTGACTACTACCACGGCTTTAATGTCCGCGGTGTCTATTTAAAAAGTAGTCAGATGCCATCACTCTTTGCTGCCATTAACCAGCTTAACATATTCACCGCACGAACGGGTGTCCGGGTTCCACTTACTTCCGCATTTTTGCGCAAGCATGTGCCCTGGACTACCGTTCCTCTGTGGGAGAATGATGATGCTGGGATTCGCACCCCCTTATCATTCGTTACCCCACGGCTAGACAGTAACGGGTCCTATGCATATTATGCATGGAAGCCCGAATCTGCGAAGCTTAAGGTGTCCGATGACGAGGTGAGTGTCCCTAAGGGATCAAAGAAGAGATTCTTTAACCCTGACGGGCTCCACTGCGCATTTTTGGCAGGGAGACTAATCTCCATGACTATTCCTATCAGGCATGATAGGGTTAGATACAGGAGAAAGCTTTCCGTAGCTCCTAACTGGGAGTTTTCGCCCAGTTTGGCTACGGAGACGTCGGCGCTTAGACGCGCAGGCGAATGGAAGCGGTGTG